CGTAGGGCGAGACCGTCACCGTGTGTATCCCGTTCTCCTTGAAGAACATCGGGCTGCCCAGATAGTTGACCGCCCCGGTCCACGGCCCGTCCGAGCCGACCGACGCCGTCCAGGAATCCGTGCTCAATCCCTGGTACTGTCTCCAGTTTTTGAAGTCGCCGAGCGCGCAGCAGTAGAGCTCGTTGAGATTTTTCTCCCCGTCGCTGCCGTAGCGGCAGCCCCACAGCCTGTTCTGGCATTCGCATACGAAGTCCAGCTCCGGCACCTCCCGGCGGATCGTGACGCTGCCCTCCGTCTGGCTGACCGCCTCCCGTATCAGTCCCACGACCACGATGTAGTCGTAGAGCTCTCCGCCTCCGCCGATCGCCTGGATGATTTTTTCTCCGTTGATCTGCTCCGCCTGTGCCCCGGTGATCGTCACGCCGTCGTTTCTTTTGAATAAGCCCGGCAGCTCTCCCCTGGACACGAAGCGCAGCTTCGTGTATACCGTCGCCGTCTCGACCCAGCTCTCGCTCTCCGCGCTCCACTGCTTGAGCGCGTCCCGCTCGCCGGAGCTGTCGATCCAGAGCTGCATCGCCTCCGGGTTTTCCGGCGGCGTCGGCGAGACCGTCGGTGTCTCGTACTCCGTCCCGTCCACGCGGCACAGCGTGTAGCTCACCGCCCCCGTCGAGCGGTAGTCCGCCTCCATGCTGCCGAAGTCCGCGGGGTTGGCGGTGTTGTAGTATTTCTTGTCCGGGAATATGCAGATGGTCGCCCCCATGCTCACCAGCTGCTTTTCCCCTGCCGTGAGATCGCTCAGCGCCGTGCGCTCCCCGTCGTAGAAGAGCGCCCCGTCCTCCACGTAGGCCAGCTTCTCCTTTGCCGCGAGGCCGCCCGGGGCCTTTAGTGTCCGCACTCTTCCGCGCTTTCCCCTGCATGCGAGCATCGGGAAATAGCTGCTCGTCAGGTTTTTCATGTCGTGCATTTCCCCCCGGCCCGTCTTGATCGCGCGGTTGAGCCCGCGGAAGCAGTCCGTGACCTCTCTGTGCTCCGCGTGCACGCTCCGTCTCGGGTATCTCGGCATTCCCCCTCACCTCCTAATACTCTTTTCAAATGAAAGGTTTCGTGAGTGTCTGATATCAAAACAGAAATCTCTTTCCCCTGTTCACGTGTCTTTCCGTCCGCAGCAGCCCGTCGCGGTACTGTCCGTATAGGCTCTCGAACAGCTCGATGTTCTCGTTGTACTTTGCCGTCTCGAAGTTCTCCATCGCGATCATCGCCTTGAGAAAGCTCCTGTACATCTCCCCGAACGGGAAGGGGACAAGCAGCTCCTCATCCCCCGTGACGTAGCGCCCCGGCTCCTCCCGGCAGGGCTCGAAGCAGCGGCCGATCTCCGCGTATATCTGCCCGTCCAGCTCTGAAAGCCACCCCAGCTTTCGGTCGATCCCGTATAGGTTCGGCTCGAGCGCGTCGACGCTCTTGATGATCTCAATCGCTCTCATCGTCAGCCGCCGCTTCTCATCCCGTCCATATTCTCGTAGAAGATGTCCGCCGCCTTTTCGCTCCGGCGGATCTCTCTGGCGACCTCCTCCGGCACCATCGACTTCTTCCCCCGCGGCAGCAGGTAGTTGACGCCGTTGACCGCCACGAACAGGTTCGGGTCCTCGCGGTCCGCGCCGCGCGGTATCGCGATCTCCACTCTCTTTATCTGCTCCATCTCTGTCCTCTCCTTTTTTAATTTGTTTTGTCTCCGCCCCCGGCCCTGCCGGGGGCTATTACTTTCTGCCTCAGTTTTCCTCGTCCGAGTCGCTGAAGCTCGAGCAGCTCATCACCCGCAGCAGTCTCTCCGGGTAGAGGATCGTCGCCCCGTTCGTCTCGAACTTATAGCCGATCGTGCTGAACTGGTTGAGCGGGCCGCCGATCTCGCCCTTGTCGTGGATGATCATCTCGAGCGCGCCGCCCTCGGGGTCGATGATGCCGAAGCTGTCCTTGCCGAAGAAGTAGCTCGCGTAGCTCATCGTGCCGTCGGCGTTCTTGTACTCCTCCCCGCCGAGCACCGGCGCGAACACGTTCTCGATGAAGCGCACGCCGTGCATCTCGCCGATCTCCCCGTTGAACAGCTCCTCGGCGGAGGCGTACTTGTGCGCCTCGATCCAGCCCTCGCACTCTCTCAGGTCGTGCGCGACCGACGGATGCACCACCGCGTAGTAGCGCCCGTTGATGCGCGGCACGCGGTTTTTCTTCATGATCGTCACCGCCTTGTTGATCATCGCCGGCGTCAGCAGGGCCATGACCTCGCCGTTTGCCTGCATGCCCACGCCCGCGCCGCTGCAGCAGGTGGGCGTGCTCACTGTCTCGCCCGTCGCGCGCTTGATGTTGTCGCAGTAGAGCACGTTTGTGCCCATCAGCAGCGCGTCGCGGATCAGCTTTTCCTGTGTCTCTGCGGCGGAGGCGCCCATCTCCTCCGTCGCGCCGAGGATCACGTCGTCGTAGGCGCGCAGCTCCAGCCTGTCGGTGATGGCCGTGTACGTGCCGTACTGGTCGATCGTCCCCGTCACCGCCGTCACGCCGAACTTCTGTCCCGTCGGGATCACGCCCTCCGTGAGCTTGGCCGCGCGCTCAAAGGTGTTCCACTTGCGCCATTCCACGCTGCCGTGGTGGTTTGCGGGCAGCGGCTGTCTCTTGGCAAACTGCGCGTAGAACAGCTCCGTTCTCGCGTTCTCCAGCAGCTCCGTGTCGTAGTAGGCCTTGAGCTCGGGGCTGAGCGTGTTTGCCCCCTCGAAGGCCGCGGTCTCGCCCGTCCCGGCGTTGACGTATCCGCCCGTCGCGTTGACGAGGGTGCCCGCGTCGGCAAAAAACTGCAGAATGTTGATGTTGTTTTTCTCCATGTCGTTCCTTTCTTTTCCCGGGAAATCTTTCGCCCCGGTCAGCCTCCGTAGGGCAGCTTCTTTCCCTGCGCTTTCGCGTCGTAAATTCTTTTTTTCAGCTCTTCTCTCTCTTCCCGGCTCATGTTGCGCGGGTCGCTTTTCTGGCTGCTTGCGGCCTGTCCGCCGGGAAGCTCGCGCGGTCTCATTCTCCCGGCCCTCACGGTGTCCGTCGCCGCTTTCAGACTTCTGCGCGCCGTCTCCTCGCCGAGCTGCCTGTGGTGCAGCGCGCAGTATGCCTGCTCCAGCGTCAGTCCCGTCTCCGGCGCGGTCAGCCGTACGAACTGCCTGTCCTCCATCTCTCTTTCCAGGTCGAATCCCGGGTACAGCTCCCGCATCGCCCTCTCCTGTTCGAGCAGCGCGGCGAGGTGCTCTTGGAGCCCCGCGCGCCTGCGCTCGCGCTCCACGCGGCTCTCCCCGTATAGGATCGTCTGTGCCAGCTCCTCGAGGTCGCACTGCATCAGATCCTCCCCCGTGCCGTAGCGTCGGCCGATCGCCTCCAGCACCGGGGAGAGCCGCCCGAGCCGCTCCTCGGCCTCCGCTCTGGCGCGCAGGCGTTTTTGTATAATGGCCTGCACCTGGCTGTCATACGCGCTTTTATACTCCGGATCGGCCGGAATTTCTTCCCAGCTCATCCGCGTCCCCTGCGTCTGCGTGCCCGGCTGTTCCTGCCCCGGCGCGCTCTCGCTCTCCTGCCCGGCGTCGGCAGGGTTTACGCCCGTCTCGCGCAGCTCCTCCGCAAAAAACTGAAGCCGCGCCGTTTTCGTTCTCAGCATCATTTTTTCTCCTTTATATTCATCCCCTGTCAGGGAAAAAGGGTCGTTTATTTCCTTCTTGACTTGTTCGTGTCGGACGCGCCCGGCCGGTTCTGCCCGGCCTTGGCCTCCTCCTTGCTCTTGCCGTTTCCGCTCTCCGTCTTCCCGTCCTTCTTCGAGGCCGGGTATCCCGTCGCCGCGTAGGGCGAGTCGGAGCTGCCTCCGCCGCCTCCCGGCAGCAGCCCGTGCGCTCTCAGATACTGCTTTCTCAGCGCCTCCGCCTGCTCCGGGCTCATGCCGCCCCCGGCGAGCTCCTCTGCCGACGGCTGGTATCCTGTCTTGAGAATGATGTCGTAGAGGTTCTTGTAGTTCGTCTGCTGCCGCTCGAAGTCCTGCTTGTCCCGCGTGTTCTGCAGCTCCATTGCAAACTTCGCGTCCGCGGCCTTGTCCCGGTTCCTGCCGTATTCCGCCTCGGCGAGCTTGCCCGCCGCGTCGAGCTGCCCCTGCAGCCCTTCGCCCTGCGCGCGGTAGCGCTCGTAGGCCTGCGCGTACAACTGCGGCAGCGCGTCGCCCAGCTTCTGCAAATACGCGTCGTACTGCTGCTGCCCCACCGCCTGCGCATAGCTCGAGCCGTAGCCGCCCGTCAGGGCCGCCGCCTGTCCCATCGTGTCGCGCATCGCGTACTGTCCCTCGCGCACATAGCGCTCTCTATACGCCCCGTATACCGGGTCGTTTTCCGGGCTGTAGGTGAACTGCGGCCGGTTGATGATCTTCCCGTACAACTCGCGGATCTCCGCGTCATAGCTGCTCGTGTAGTCCGGCAGCGTGTTTTCCGCCGCGCGCAGTGCCTCCATCGTCCCCGTGTAGTCCGCCGCGTTTGGCTTGACCGTTCTGGTCTGTTCCAGTCGTTCCTGCTCTGTCATGTCTCTCTCCTCTTCTCCGCCCGCTCTGTCTTCACGTACTCCGGCCACTCCTCTTCCAGCAGCGCATAGCCCGCGAAGACCGTCTCGAATATTCCCCGCGCGCTCCGCTCCGTGCCTGTGATCCTTGCGTATCCGCTCCGCTTCTCGCTCTCCGCTCCGAGCACGCCCCTGTCTTTCAGCGCCCTTTCCAGTGTCAGCATCAGGATGCTCGCCGCCGCGCACACGAGGTCCCTGCCGCAGGGCGCGCTGCCCGCGTGCCCCGCGACCGTCAGCGTGAGCGCCTCCTCGTCGAATTTCGCTCTGATCATGCTCCGCCGCCTCCCGGCTGTGCCGTGCTCTGCGCGCGCTCTCGCGCCCGGCGCGTCCTGCCGCCGTCGCCGTCCCGGATCGCAGCCTTTGCCGCGCCTCTCCGCGCGCCCTGCGCCGCGCCGCCCGTCATGCCCTGCATCAGCGCCTGCGCCTGCTCCGGCTCGTACTTCTGCGTCAGCGCCAGCGCGTACTGCTGGTACAGTGCAAGCTCCCTGTGCAGCGTCCCGTTGTAGCTGAGCTGCTGCATCAGCTCGTCCTTGCCCTCGAACTCCATCATGCTCATGCAGGCCATCGCCTGATCCGCCTGTTGCGGCGCGAAGAAGCCGAGCTGATAAAACTGCAGCGCGAGCTCGTTTTGCGTGAGCTTTGTGTAGGCGTTTCTCTTCTGCGGCGCCACCTTGATGTCGAACACCGGCAAGCGCATCCCGAGCTCTACCCCGCCTATCATCCCGTAGCTCTGCGGCTTGAGGGATGCGTTGGAGTAGCTCACGAACTGCTCCAGCCCCAGCTGCCCCGTGATGCGAAACTGCCTCGGCAGGTCGTAGAACTGCCGTATCAGCTCAATGCACATCGACACGATCTCGCTATAGACCCGGTAGCTCGCCCTCGTCGCGTCGCGGCTGCCCTTGCCGCTCGCCTCCTGCAGCGCCGCAATGGCCGAGGCCGCCGTCACGCCGGAGCTTGCGATGCCCGCCGCGGTCTCCGTGTTGCCGGAGGTCTCGCGCAGCTCGTTGATGATGCTCGAGCGCATGTTGATGTAGTTTCCGCTCAGCGGCCTGTAGTCCACCGGGCGCAGGCTGTCCTGCCCGAGGTTGCCGTTCACGTGGATGATCGGGTTTGCGAGGTTCAGAAACTCCTCCTCGTTCACCGCCCCGTCCACTCTCTGGAAGTAGCGCGGCGTGGCCCCGACCATGATGTTTTTCAGCAACGCCGTCTGCATCAGGTCGATCTGTGTCTGGCTGTTCTTACACAGGTCGATGAAGCCGTAGCCGCAGGGGCTGCCCTCCACAGGGAACAGGCTGTCGAAGAAGAAGGGGTAGCGCCCGTGCTCGTAGAGGCCCTCGTGCCCCGTCACGTCCTCGCCCGCCGCCTGCCGCAGCAGCAGTTCGTTTTCCGTAGAATACAACAGCTCGTCCCCCACGTACTTGCAGTAGTGCAGCGCCTCCCTGCCGCCGATGCTTTTCTTGTAGTATGCGTCGATCACCGTCGACTTTCCGTCCGTCGGCACGCTGTCGTCGTATACGAAGCTCGCCGCCTTAAACGACTGCGTTTTCAGCTTTCCCGCGAGCTGGGGGTAGCGCTGCACGAGCTTCTCGTTGTCCTCCAGCCTTGTGTGGAAAAAGTAGGCGCTCTCCTGGATGTCCTCCACCCCCGGCTCCCAGAATACGTTCAGCAGGTCGACCCGCTCGATCGCAATGTCCCCCAGTCCGCCGAGCTTCTCCGTGTCCCAATACACCTTGTAGATGCCCGTTCCCGTCTTGAGCTTCTGCCACATCACGTCCGAGTACGTCTTCTCGAAGCCGTTCTGCTCCAGGATCACCGGGATGATCTTGGAAAGCATCGCGGCCTCCGGCTTGTCCCCGGCCTCGCGCGGCAGGATGTTCGGCTCCGGGTAGGCCTCCGCCGCGTCCGCGTGCTTGGAGACGATCACGTTGTGCAGCCAGCCCGACACTGCCTGGAAGCCGCCCAGCCCCTCCGTGCTCTTTCTCTCCTCCGCGCTGTTTCGAAGCTTCCACCAGTTTTCCGCCGCGATCGTGCGCCTCTCGATGCTCGCCTTGCCGCTCTTGTATTTTTGCAGGATGCGCGTCATCTCCTGCAGCCTTGCCCTGTCGATGGGCAGCGCCGCGCTCTCCATCCTCTCTTCCATCGCTTCTCTATCCTTTCTTATTTGTCAACTGATTCAAAGGGTCATTCATGTAACATATCCGCTCCGCCGGTCTCAGCGGGGCGATGGGCCTTGCCATGCAGAGGTAGCGCCATTCGTCCGCCGCGTGGTCCTCCTTCTGCGTGTCGAGGTCCTCGGGCCTGACCCGATGGTAGCTCATCAGCGGGATCGTGCGGATGAAGGCCTTGCAGTTGGAGAACACATACATCCGGCTTCTTCCCTCGCCGTCAAACTGTAAGCGGTAGTGGCACTGCATCCAGCCCGGGATCCTCTCGTTGTCCCCCGGTGTGAAGATCAGTCCGTATTTCAGCGCCGTGTCCGCGATGCTCTCCCCGCGGCTCGCGTCCCAGATCGCGGGGTCGGCCACGCCCTCGATCTTCTTTCCCCTGAGCCAGGGGTGCTCCCGCTCGATCCGCGCGATCTCCCGAAATTGCTGATCCGGCGTCCAGTGTATGCCCTCGTTCGGCGTGCGCCCGCAGCCGTACAACTCCAGGATGCGGTAGATGACCCCGTCGTAATCTATCGCCCACCACGCGCAGGAGAAGGGCTTTCCGTAGCCGAAGTCGTAGGAGCGCATGATCTTCCATCCTCTCCTCGGCCCGCTCGCGAGGTCGAAGGGCTCGATCACGTGGCACCAGCGCCCCTGTGCCTTCAGCTCCTCGCGTGAGAGCGTGCAGCCGTTCTCCTTTGCCGCCTCCATGTCCGGCTCGATGCGGAACTCCTCGAAGAACTGCCCCTCGAAGATCTCCCAGTTTCCGTAGCGCCATGCCTCCCTGAGCTTAGGCGGCAGCGCCTCGAGCTGCCGGATGTATTCCGGGTCGGCCTTCATCAGCGCCGTGTTGTCTGTTACGAGCGCCTGGATGAAGCTGTGCTCCTCCGCCTGCTCTCCGTCCCGGTAGTTTTTGTCGATGAACAGACGCTTGACCCAGCCGTGCCCCTCGCCTCCGGGGTTGCAGGTGTAGTATATCCTCTTCGGGAAGTCGTTCACGCCTCTCACGCAGGCTTTGAGCTTTTCCATTCTCTCCTCGCTCTGCTGTGTCGCCTCGTCGATGAACAGCACGTCCACCTCCACGCCCTGGAAGCGCAGCGCGTCCCGGTCGTTCGCGCAGTAGCGGAACAAAATTCTGCTGCCGTTTGGGAAGACGATGTGCTTTTTCGCCTCGTTGTATTCGGCGAGCCGCTCCCCCTCCCCCGCCGCGCAGCCGAGCATTTCGCACAGCGGTATGATGTGGTTTTCTCTGAGCTCCGGGTAGGTCTTGCGGATGATCATCACCTTGATCCCCGCGTAGCGCAGACACAGCATCGCCGCCTTGACCCGCACGGCCCAGCTCTTGCCCCCGCCCCTCGCCCCGCCGTAGCCTATGTACTTGTGCCCGTCCGCCAGGAACAGCTCCTGCTTCCTGTTCGGCCTCGGTATCCTCAGTTCCTTCGTCTTCTCTCCCTGCCCCATACCTCTTCTTTTTACTTTTTACTTTTTCCCTCTTCACTGTCCACTGTCCACTGTCAACTCTCCACTCTCCACTGTCCACTCTCCACTGTCCACTCTCCACTGTCCACTCTCCTCCCCCGCCTCCGCCGAACGCAGCTGCGCAGCAATACCACTGTGCAAAGCACAATATCACTCGCCGTAAGCGAATATCACTGCGAAGCAATCTTTTACCGGCTCAGCTCCTCCGTCTCTCCGATGAACCTGACCTCGATCCGCTCGGCCCCCGTCGCGCTCGCCGCCTCCGTCTCCTTTCGCAGCTCTCTGAGCTCCTTGAGCGCCGCA